GTCGTCCTCGATCATTGGCTTGGTCGATACCTTCACCGAGGGCGCGCCGGCAACGGCCAAGTACAACGACCTGGTACTGATCACCAACGAGCGCGAGGCGGTGGCCGCCTTCGGTGCCGGCGCGGCGATCACCAAGGCCTGCCAGGCCGTCTTCACCCGCGCCAAGGCGGTCATTGTTGCCTGCGGCGTGGCCAAGGCGGCGGACGCGGCCGCGCAGACCACTTCGATCATCGGCGGCGCGCTGGCCAACGGCAAGCGCACCGGCCTGCAGGCGCTGCTCGATGGCAAAAGCCGGTTCAACGCGCAGCCGCGCCTGTTGATCGCGCCCAAGCACACCTCCACCCAGGCGGTCGCTGCTGCTGCCATCGCCCTGGCCGACAAGCTGCGCGCTATCGCCATCATCGACGGCCCCAACACCACCGACGACGCGGCGGTGCTGTACGCCAAGAACTTCGGCGCGAAACGCGCATTTCTGGTCGACCCCGGCGTGCAGTATTGGGACGCCACCAGCGGCGCCGGCGCGACGGTGGACGCGCCAGCGTCGGCCTGGGTGGCCGGCCTGTTCGCCTGGACCGATAGCGAATACGGTTTTTGGGCCTCGCCGTCGAACAAGGAATTTGCGGGCATCACTGGCACCACCCGCGCGGTGGAGTTTTTGGACGGCGACGAGTCGTGCCGGGCCAACCTGCTGAACAACGCCAACATCGCCACCATCATTCGCGATGACGGCTACCGGCTGTGGGGCAACCGCACCCTGTCGACCGATGCGAAATGGGCGTTCGTCACCCGTGTGCGGACGATGGATATCGTCATGGACGCGATCTTGTACGGCCACAAGTGGGCGGTCGACCGCTCAATCACTGCGACCTATGTCAAGGACGTGACCGAGGGCCTGCAGGCGTTCATGCGCGACCTCAAGAACCAAGGCGCAATCATCAACTACGAGGTGTACGCCGATCCCGTGCTCAACACGTCCAGCCAGCTGGAGCAGGGCAAGGTGTATTGGAACATCCGCTTCACCGACGTGCCGCCGGCTGAAAACCCCAATTTCCGCGTTGAGGTCACCAATCAATGGCTGACCGAAGTCCTCGACACCGCCGCATAAGGAGCGCACCTCATGGCAATGATTCCCGAGACCCTGGCCAACCTGAACCTGTTCGTCGATGGCGTCAGTTTCCAGGGTGATGTCCCCAGCCTGACGCTGCCGAAACTGACCATCAAAACCGAGGAACACCGTGCCGGTGGCATGGATGTCCCGGTGGAGCTGGACATGGGCATGGAGAAGCAGGAAGCGGCCTTTACCACCAACGGCGTGCGCCGTGAGTCGCTGAAGTTCTTCGGCCTGGCCGACGGTACCGCTTTCAACGGCACGTTCCGTGGTGCCTTCCAAGGCTTGAAGGGTGTGATCAAGCCCGTTGTCGTAACCCTACGCGGGCGGCTGAAGGAGGTCGACCTGGGTGACTGGAAGCCCGGCGACAAGGCCGAGATCAAGCACTCCGTTGCCGTTACCTATTACAAGCTCGAGATCGACGGCCGCCTGGTCTATGAGATCGACCCGCTCGGTATGAAGCGCGTGATCGATGGCGTCGACCAGCTCGCCGCCCAGCGCACCGCCCTCGGTCTCTAATCCATCATTCGAACAGAAGGACACAATACTATGAGCAAGCCCCTGCCGAATTACCTGCTGATCACTGACGACGGCGTCACCGTGACCCTGAGTAAACCGAGCGAGCTGAACGGTATAAAGGTCGACCGCATCACTCTGCGGGCTCCAACCGTCCGCGACATCCGTAGCGCCCAGGCCACTGGCGGTACCGACGACGAGCAGCGCGAGCTGAACCTGTTCGCCTCGCTGGCCGAGGTCGGTATCAAGGATCTGGAGGGCTTTGCCCTCAAGGACTACAGCCGGCTGCAGGCCGGATACTTTCGCCTGGTCAGCGAAGACGACGTTTGACCCCAAGGTGCAGAAGCAGCTGGCCAAGCGGCTGGCTGCTGAACTGGGTTTCTCGGCTACCGAGATACAGGACATGCCTTTCGCGGATATGTGCTGGTGGCTCACGGATTGAGCCTATGGGGGGTAACTGATGGCAAGAATGCAATTAGCGCTGGTAATCGGCGGCGCCGTCGCAGCTTCGGTCGGCGCCGCATTCAAGACGGTCGAAGGCCGCATCCAGAAGCTCGAGGAAAAAGGCAACAAGGCCAAGGTGCTCAAGGCCACCATTGGCGAGACCATGAAGCTGCAGGCCGAGTGGAAGAAAGCGCATGACACGGGCGTGGCCGGCGCCGACAAGTTGCTGCGCAAGCTCAATGGCAATCTTGAGTCGCTCAGAAAGCAGGGAGTCGAAGTCGGCCGGTTGACCAAGGAGTACCAGCGCCTCGGCCGTGAGGAGAAGGCCGCCTCACTCCAGTTCAAGGGGCACCAGGAGATCCAACAGGGCAAGTCTGGGCTCAAGACCAGCGTTGGCGCCGCTGCCGTGGGCATGGGCCTGACCGCGATCCCGACCAAGATCAGTGCGGATTACCAGGCGATCATCCGCGACATCGCGATCAAGGCAGATGCTGTCAACAAGCCTGAGGAAGTGCAGCTTGGCCGCACTGTGATCCAGACGTCTAAGGACGCCGGCATGGAGCGCAACGCCGTAGCTGATCTAATCAATCAGCTGGTCGGCGCCGGCATGGAGCTGGACAAGAGCATGGCCTATACGCCGGTGGCGGCCAAGTTCGCGGTCGGCCAAGGCGCCTCGGGCGTCGACACAGCCAGCATGATCATGGCGCTGCAGCAGAACGCCAAGATCACCGATCCCAGGGTGATGCAGCAGGCGCTGGAGGCCATCGCCTACCAAGGCCAGGCGGGGAGCTTCGAGGCCAGCGACATGGCCAAGTGGTTCCCGCAGCTGCTCGCTGGCATGGAGAAGAACGGCATCACCGGCCTGGATGCGGTGACGTCCCTGGGCGCCATGCTACAGGTGCAGATGAAGACCGCCGGCAGCTCGGACGAAGCGGCGAACAACCTCAAGAACTGGATGGAGAAGATCGGCGCCGGTGACGTGGTCAAGGCGTACAAGGATGTCGGCATCGACTACCAGGCCTCCCTGAACACTGGCGTGCAGAAAGGGATGAACGTTATTGAGTCGTCGATGGCTCTGGCGATGAAGTACGTGGAAGCGACCGACCCCGCCAAGGCCAAGAAGATCAAGGATGCTCAGGCCGGCATCGATAAGGAAGTCGACCCGGAGAAGGCCAAGGCTGCGCTGGAAGCGCTGGAGAAGACGCTGCGTACCGGTGATCTCTTCGCCGACATGCAGGTCAAGGCGGCGCTGACGGCCTACGCGCAGAATCGGGGGCTTTACGCTGAACTGAAGGCCGACTCGCAGAATGCCACCGGCATTCTCGACAAGAACCTGGCAGAGCGACGGGAAACGTCGTCCCAGCGCTGGGCAGAGCTCGGCCAGGCCTGGAACGACTCCATGCGCAGTATCGGTGATGCGATACGGCCAGCCACAGATGCCGTGGCGCAGGGGCTGATAGCGGTACTGGGCGGCATGACCAAGCTGTCGGACAAGCTGCCCGCCGTGGTGCTGGGGATCGCTGGGCTGACATCGGCGGTCATCGCGCTGATGACGGCCCGCAGCGCAGCGAAGGTTGCGCGAGGCGTTTCCAACGTTGCCCGTGGTAGAGCCTGGGGGCGACGGCGCAGCGGCGGCGCAGAATCGGCGCCGGACGCAGTACCAATGCCCGTGACTGGCAATCCAGTGGTCGATGCCGGTCTAGGGGCGTTGGGCAAGGTGCTCGGTGCTCGCGCAAGCAATGACCCCTCTGGTCCAGCTGGCGGCGAGCCGCTGCGGGTCTTTGTGGTGAACACTGATGCGTTTGGTCGCATGGGGTCCACTGTCGCGAATTCATCACGGGCTGAACCTGGTAGCCGGCGTGCCCGCCGTAGGCGCCGCCGGCAAGCGGCTTCACTGTCGCCGTCACGCCCAGCGCCCAGCGTGCCAGCGTTGCCGGCGGTGAAGCGTCCACCAGTAACTGTGCCGGCCGTCCTCGTTCCCACGTTGGTCGGCGCCGCAGATGCAGCGGGCGAGGCGACACGCCTCGGACGTATGGTGCGCAGTGTGCGAGGCGTGACCCAGGTAATGGGCAGGCTCCCCGGCGGCAAGCTGGTGGACGCAGTGCCGTCGGTGCTGGACACGGCGCTGAACGCCGAGACCCGAGACGAGAAGGCTGAGGGCTACGGTGGCGCCGCTGGCGGTGTGGCAGGTGCCTGGGCCGGTGCAGCCGCTGGTGCTGCAATTGGCTCAGTGGTCCCGGTTATCGGGACGGCCATCGGTGGTGCCATCGGTATGGCGCTGGGCGGCCTTGGTGGTGATGCGCTGGGTGGTTGGTTGGGCAAGAAGCTGTTCGGCGAGGAAAAAGCGCCAGAGGTTGCAGACATGCAGCCGGAGGCCAAGGAGACGCCCAAGGCTGAAAGGCCCGCCATTGGCGCAGCGGTGGTCGCTAAGGCCCCGGCAGTGGCTGAGGCAGATAAGCCTGATGCTATCTCGGTGACCACGAAGGGGCCCAAGGCTGAGCCGCCTACCATCGGCGCTGCAGTGGCGGCTACGGCTCCGGCAGTACCCGAAGCAGTCAAGCTGGATACTGCCCCGCACACCGCGCCTGGCGCGGTAGTGCGCGAGCTGGTCAAGACCGC